TTGTGGTGTGTTCCACCCGATGATCACCGAAGCCGTCGTTCGTTTTCAGTCGGAGATGATCACGGAGACGTTCCCCGCTGCGGGTCCGGTCAAGACCAAGATCATTGGAAAAGAGACGCCAGAGGTTAAAGAGTCCGCCGTCCGGGTGCAGGACGACATGAACTTTGAACTCACGGAAGTGATGAAGGAGTTCCGCCCCGAACACGAGCGGATGCTGTGGAGTCTCCCCGCGACTGGCTCGGCTTTCAAGAAGGTCTACTACGACCCCAATCTTGGCCGTCAAGTCTCGATGTTTGTGCCTGCGGAAGACATCATTCTTCCCTATGGCACGACGGATATGGACACTTGCCGCCGCTTGACTCACGTCATGCGCAAGAGCAAGAACGACCTAATCAAACTACAGAACGCGGGCTTCTACAAGGATGTAGAACTGGGGGATCCAGACAAGAACAAGTCTGATATCCAACAGGCCAAGGATAAAGAGACGGGCTTTAGCGATCTCAACGATGACCGCTTTACCCTGATGGAAATCCATGCAGACCTTGATCTGCCGGGGTATGAGGATCTGGACAAGGACGGCAATCCTACTGGTATTGCGCTGCCTTATGTGGTGACCCTGATCCGGGGCACGAACACCATTCTTTCTATCTACAGGAATTGGAACGAGGATGACCCGCTCAAACTCAAGCGGCAACACTTTGTGCATTACCAGTACGTCCCCGGATTTGGGGCGTACGGATTTGGCTTGTTCCATCTTATCGGTGGCTTTGCGAAGAGTGCTACTTCGCTCATGCGCCAACTGGTTGATGCTGGTACTCTGTCTAATCTCCCTGGCGGACTGAAGTCACGCGGTCTTCGGATCAAGGGCGACGACACCCCCATTGCTCCGGGCGAGTTCCGCGATGTCGATGTGGCCAGTGGGAATATCAGGGACAGCATTCTTCCGCTTCCCTATAAGGAACCGTCTCAGGTTCTCTACAGCCTGCTTGGGAATATCGTAGAGGAAGGCCGTCGTTTTGCCGCAACAGCCGACATGAAGGTGTCGGATATGTCGGCTCAGGCTCCGGTTGGAACGACGCTGGCTCTCCTTGAGCGGCAACTCAAGATTCTGACTGCGGTTCAGGCCCGTACGCACTTCTCGCTCAAGCAGGAATTCAAACTCCTCAAGAGCATCATCCGCGACTACACGGATCCTGATTACACCTACGATCCTGAGTACGGCACCAAGCGGGCTAAACAGTCGGACTACGACAAGGTTGATGTCATCCCGGTGAGTGACCCCAACGCGGCCACGATGTCGCAACGGGTGATTCAGTATCAAGCCGTCATCCAGATGGCTCAGATGGCTCCGCAGATCTATGACCTGCCGCAGTTGCACAGGTCTATGTTGGATGTTCTGGGAATCAAGAATGCGGAAAAACTGGTCCCGCTGCCGGAAGATGAGAAGCCCACGGATCCAGTTACTGAGAATCAAGACTTGCTGAAGAACAAGCCAGTCAAGGCGTTCCTGCATCAGGATCATCAGGCACACATTGCGGTGCACATGATGATTACGCAGAACCCGCTGATTGCTCAGATCGTGGGGCAGAACCCGATGGCTCAGCAGATTGTTGCGGCTCAACAGGCTCACATTGCAGAGCATTTGGGATTCCAGATGCGCAAGCAAATCGAGGCTCAACTGGGTATGCCTCTGCCGCCGGATGATGAGGATCTGCCTCCGCAAGTTGAGATTGCGCTGTCGGCCATGATGGCTCAGGCGGCTGCTCAAGTGAACGCTCAGGCCGCACAACAAGCAGCCATGATGCAGGCTCAGCAACAAATGCAAGATCCTGTTGTTCAGATGCAACAAGCAGAGTTGCAACTGCGTGCACAAGAACTGGCGCTCAAAGAGAAGCAGTTGGCAGTGGATGCCACGGCGAAGGCAGACCGCCAAGCCTTGGAGGAAGAGCGCGTCAAGGGCGATCTCCAACTGCGGGCCATGAAGGTTGCGTCCGATATTGAGAAGGACAAGGCCAAGATGCAGGCCGACACCGAGCGTGATGGCGTCCAGTTGGGCGTCGAAATCGCCAAAGCCCGTGCTGAAGATGCACGCCAACAGAAGGAGCGCAACATTAGATGATCCAAGACTTCGCACGCGTATTGCGCGAACAAATACGCACCGACATGAACAACTACGCCGACGACTTGGCAGGGGGTTCATGCCGCACTTTTGACGAGTACCAAAAACTCTGTGGTGTTATCCAAGGTCTAGCCATCGCAGAGCGTTATATCCTTGACCTTGCAAAGAAAGTCGAAGATGCAGACGAGTGAAGCGGGAATCATCCTCCCCCCGGGTATTAGCCTGCCCAAGGTTATTCAACCCAAAGATGAGCAGGACGAAAACATTCCTCCTGAAGAGAAGGCAACAGCCCTTCCAGAGCCTGCGGGACACAAACTGCTGTGCATCGTCCCTGATGTTTCAGACACGTTTGAGAACTCCAGCCTGGTCAAAGCTGACACCTACATGAAGCAGGAAGAACACGCCACCACGGTGCTGTTCGTGCTCAAACAAGGCCCCTCGGCCTATAAAGATCCCGAGCGTTTCCCTACAGGCGCTTGGTGTAAACCTGGGGATTTTGTGTTGGTGAGGACTTACTCCGGCACCAGATTCAAGATCTTTGGAAAAGAGTTTCGTCTGATCAATGATGATCAGGTGGATGCTGTTGTGCAAGACCCTCGCGGCCTCACCCGCGCTTGAAGGAGTGATGAATGGATAAGGAAGAGTTCAAGTTTCCTGACGAGAAGGAAACAGAAGTCAAAGTCGAGACTTCGGGCGAAACCGAAGTTGAGATTGAAGTCATTGACGATACGCCAGAGCGTGACCGTGGTCGCAAACCCCTAGAAAAGGAAGTTTCTGACCCTTCGGATGATGAGATTGAGTCCTACTCTGCCAATGTGCAGGCGCGGATCAAGGAACTGACCCACGCACGTCACGACGAGCGCCGTCAAAAAGAGGCTGTAGCCCGGGAAAAAGCCGAGTTAGAGCGTCTTGCACAGCAGCTTCTTGAAGAAAACAACCGCCTCAAGAAGAGTTATAACGAAGGCCAAGAGGTCCTGGTCAACACCGCCCGCAAGGAGGCTGAGACAGAACTGGAGATGGCCCGTCGCAAACTCAAGGCGGCACAGGAAGCCTTTGATACTGACGCCATCATTGCCGCCCAAGAAGAACTGGCGGCTGCAAAATGGCGTACAGAAGAGGCAAAAAGATTCAAACCGCAGGCTTTACAGGAAACAGAAATTCCTGTACAAACGCGGCAACAACCTCAAACTCAGGTTCAACCCGACGAAAAGACGCTGCGCTGGCAGGCAAAAAACCAGTGGTTCGGGCAACCGGGATTTGAGGAGTACACCAGCTACGCACTAGGGCTGCACCAGAAACTAGTCAACGGGGGTACTGATCCTCGCTCTGATGAGTATTTCGACCAGATCGATGGTCGCATGAAGTCCAAGTTCCCCGAAATCTTCGGTGGTGAGGAGGACAAGCCAAAAACGGTTGAGGTTCAAAAGAAGCCCACAACGGTAGTAGCGCCAGCGACTCGGACAACGAGTCAAGGAAAAGTTAGGTTAACCACTACGGAACTAGCAATTTCCAAAAAACTTGGCCTTACGCCGCAGCAATACGCATTGCAGAAACTACGACTGGAGAACCAAAATGGCTGAAACTCAAAACCGTACCCCTCGTGATCTGACGACACGCGAAAAATCTGCTCGTATGGTGTACACACCGTCGAGTGCATTGCCTGATCCGACACCTGAGCCGGGGTTTGTGTATCGCTGGATTGCGACGCACATCTTGGGTCAGTCTGACCCTACCAACGTGTCCAAAAAGATGCGTGAGGGTTGGGAGCCGGTGAAGGCGGTTGATCATCCTGAACTTATGCTGCCGGGTAACGAGAAGACCGGGAATGTGGAAATTGGTGGCCTCATGCTCTGCAAGATGCCCGCTGAACTCGCACGCTCACGGGACGACTATTACGGTCGGCAAGCGCAAGCTCAGATGGATTCAGTGGACAACCACTTCATGCGAAACAATGATCCACGGATGCCGTTGTTCTCGGACCGCAAGTCCAGTTCAACACGCGGAGGTGGATTCGGTTCTGGTTCAAAGTAACTTAGGAGTCCTTAAATGGCATCTACTGCTGCTCCCTACGGCCTACGGGCTGTAAACCGAGTTGACGGTCTGCCGTACGCAGGCGAAACGCGTCAGTTTCTGATTGACCCCGCCGGCTATTCGAGCAACCTCTTCTACGGCCAAGTGGTGAAAATCCACACTGACGGTTACATCCGCCTCGTGACTGAGACTGGTGGCACCGGCGACGCATTCCCCGCTGGCACCATCGGTGTCTTCGTGGGCTGCTCGTACGTCAACGCGCAAGGCCAGACGGTCTTCTCGCAGTACTATCCCTCGGGTTCGCTGAACGCTGTGGCCTTCATCATTGATGACGACCGCGCCGTGTTCCAAGCCCAGGCTGATGGCCCTGTGACGCAGACTCAACTGGGTCAAAACATGCTCTTCGCCGCTGCTCAGAGCGGTACAGCAGGCACGGGTGGTTCCACCACCTCGGGCAACTCGCTGTCGGCACTGAGCGCCACGACGCAAGCCCTCACTGCGGGTTTCCGTCTGGTCGGTTTTGTCAACGGTCCGTTCTCGACTGTTGGTGATGCCAAGACCGATGTGTTGGTGAAGTTCAACATCGGCCAGCATTCGTACACGAATGCAACTGGCGTTGCCTGATAAGGAGTGATCTGAAATGGCAATTTCTCGTGCCCAACTACTCAAGGAACTCCTGCCCGGCCTGAACGCTCTGTTCGGTATGGAGTACGCTCGCTACGGCGAAGAGCACAAGGAAATCTACGAGACTGAGAAGTCCGAGCGTTCCTTTGAAGAAGAAACCAAGCTGGCTGGCTTCAATGCCGCTCCGGTGAAGAACGAAGGTCAGGCCATCGCGTATGACAATGCGCAGGAAGCCTTCACCGCTCGTTACAACCACGAGACTATCGCCCTTGGCTTCTCGATCACCGAGGAAGCAGTGGAAGACAACCTGTATGACAGTCTGTCTGCCCGCTACACCAAGGCTCTGGCCCGTGCGATGTCCTACACCAAGCAGGTTAAGGCCGCTGCCGTTCTGAACAACGGCTTCAACGGCGCTTACCCCGGTGGTGACGGCGTGTCGCTGTTCGGCGTCAACTCTTCGGCCACTCGCGTGGGTCACCCCCTGGTTTCCGGTGGTGTGAACTACAACAGCCCGACCGTTGGTGTTGACCTGAACGAGACTTCGCTCGAAAACGCTGTGATTCAGATCGCAGCGTGGACGGACGAACGCGGTCTGCTGATCGCCGCCAAGCCTGTCAAGCTGGTCATTCCGCCCAGCCTGATGTTCGTTGCCAAGCGTCTGCTTGACACCGAACTGCGCGTGGCCACTGCTGATAACGACATCAACGCTATCAAGCAGATGGGTGCGATCCCTGGTGGCTTCACCGTCAACCACTTCTTGACCGACGTCAACGCCTGGTTCCTGACCACGGACGTGCCCAACGGTCTGAAGCACTTCGAGCGTGTCGCTATGGGCACCTCGATGGACGGTGACTTCGACACCGGCAACGTGCGCTACAAGGCCCGCGAGCGCTACAGCTTTGGATGGAGCGATCCGCTCGGAATTTGGGGTTCTGCCGGAGCCTAATCCGGTAGGGAAAAAGGGGGCTTCGGCCCCCTTTTCTTTTTTCTCTGGCGGGTGTATAAACTCGACAGTCCCAAGATTCCAACCTGCTTGCTGACCGGCTTGGCGGACTGACCTCACAGACAGCAAGCGCAATTTGAGGAATATGCGATGGCTCGCACTACCTTCTCCGGCCCAGTTGCGTCGAACAATGGTTTCATTGGCGGCACTGCGTCTAGTCCCATTTCCGTCACGACCGCTGGCAACATCAGTTCGTCTTACGCCACCACTTCGGCTACGACGGGCGACACCCGCCTGTCGTACAACCGTCTGGCATTTACCTCGACTGGCTCCGGCGAGACGCTGCGTGCGTTCTCCGTCGTTACTGGTGCAGGTGCGGCAACGGGCGGCACGATCAACGGCGCTCACATCAGCACGTCGATCAACACCACGGGCACCATCTCTGGTGCGGCCAACGCCATCCGCGCCACGTTGGGTGGCACGGCTACCACTCCTGGCGGCACGTTGGCTGTTCTGCAACTGGACACCGACTACGGCACCAACGTCACTCTGGGCGCGGCCTCTTCGTTCATTCGCGTGACCGACAGCGGCTCTCAGACCGGTGAAGTTCAGAACCTGATCAACATCGAGACTGGCCCTGCGGCTACGGTTGCGCCTACTGCCAGTGCGGTGGCTGCATCGCCTTCTAAGGTCATCAAGGTGACCATTGGCGGCACGCCCTATTACGTCCCCGCTTACGCCACCTTCACGCCCTGATGCAGATAACCAAGGAATTCTTGGAGGCTGAAGTTGCTGAGCTTGAGCGTGAGATGCAGAAGGCGGTGACCTTCCAAATCCAGGCTCAAGCCACGATTCAAGCCTACAGGATGCTGCTAGACAGGTTAGACGCACCAGAATTGGAGCAAAAAGATGGCGATGCAATACGACGTTAAATCAGCGCACATGGGTGCGTCTGGTGTAGCGGTCACCTACCGTACGCGTCTCAAGGGTGCGATTGTTTCGGCCAATGCCAGTGCTGCTGCGCGCAACACGGTGTACGCCAACAATCTGGCTCAGACCGGCACGTACGGTCGTTCGACCAATACAGTCACGGTGACCATCACTGCGCACGGACTCGCTACTGGCGACCGCGTGTGGCTGTCCTTCTCGGCAGGCACTGGCGGCACGGCAACGACCAACGTGTACTCTGTGACGGTATCCAACGCCAACACGTTTACGGTTACGGACACTGCTTCGGGCACCATCACTGGAAGCCCTGCGGTGACCATGTACGCCGATCTTTTGTTGGAGGCCGACTCGTACAACCCGACAGCGTTCAACGTGATCATTCCCGGTGAGGGCATCCTGGCCGAGAACGGTATCTACGTTGGCTTGGTCAGCAACGTCACCACGACGATTTTTTATGGCTAAGACCCCGGCATGGCAGCGCAAGGAAGGAAAGAACCCCAAGGGCGGCTTGAA